GTCCATTATTTATGGCTTGTGAGCACAGGCGAGACCGTGGTGCTAAATATAGCATGATCATTGAAGACATTGTTTCCCGAGAAATAGTTGACGAATATAGACTGCTCAGAAGTTATGATCCCATGACGTCAATTCAGCGTGGTGATCGCAAAAAGCATCTGCTGAAGCCTGTTAAAACTCCTCTAGCTGATTTTGATGTGCGTTACGAACAAGTCAACAACTATCATGACTACTATCTATACCGCAAGCAAACTGGACGATGCGTGGGACTGTTTACCATAGAAGACACTGGAGATCGCATGAAAGTTCTCCAGCCTGGAATACGAGCAGTGACTCCGCACATGGCCCTGGCCCCTGAGGCACAACGACAGGGTATCAGCACACAGGCATACACCACATTCCTGCGTGGCGGACCCTGGGTGTTTGTGACAGATGAACACACTCAGGGTGCTGCTCGACTATGGGACAGTATTGCCTCCGGAGACATTGTGAGTTTCTATGTTGATCAGCAGGGACGATCAGTACCAAAACCTGGACCAGGTGACACTAGAGTACTAGGTCCCCGGTCAAGATTTAAACTTTGATGTTGGCACAGTTGGCGCCGTGGCGGTGGAACCATCCCGCAGCTATGTCTCTACCACAGTGATCACAGTGCAGCTTGAGTCGTTTTAGGCCAGTTTGTGCAGCAACACGGCGAGCCAATACGTCCGGGTCAACTTTACGACCTTTCATTTTTTCACTGAGCTTTTGTTTTTGTTCTTCAGTCATTGACACACCTTTGTTAGGTGCTTTGCGTCCTTTATTAGCTTCACTTATTTTTCTAGCTCTTTCTTCAGTACACCCTTTGCCGTACATCGGGTTGTTTGGCCCAGATTTAAGTTTAGACATCAGTGCTCTATATTCGGGTGTCTGATTTTTGCTGTTTATCTTGGGCTTTCCTTTTTGGGACTTGCTTAAATTCAGTTTATGTTCTTCACTTTTAGGTTTATCTTTGTGGAAGTCGCTAATCTTCTTTCTGCTTTCTTCTGTTGGTACAATGTATCCTGCTATATTTTGATTTATCCAGCGTTCATCTTCTAATACCTGACAGCGTCTAAGAACTCTTGTTTCCCAATTACTTGCTTGCTCTTTGGTTTCAAATGTCCTGCGTATTTCTACATCAAAGCTATCAGCCCCAGTTTCTTCAATTAGCTTTTGTACTCCTGGACTACTTGTAAAGTAATGTTTCCATAAATCCTCTTGTGGGTCTACTTTGTTAGCCGAACGATAACCGTAATAGACTTTGCCTGAAGGACGATGTTTGATTAGATAGGTATAAGGTTTCATATTGTTATTTAGTTTGAGAGTGCTATTTCTGCTAATAACAATAACATTTTTAGATATTTTTGTCAACAAAAAAGGCTCCGAAGAGCCTTTTTTGGTGCTTTGAGAAAGCCTTGCAGTGATTAGCTGAAAGACAAATTGCTCACGGCGATCTCGCCAACATAATCGCCCGCATTGCCAAAACTGCTCGCGGTGTTTGTCAATTCTATGTATCCATAGCGAGTCATAAAACTAACCACTGGTTCGAATGTTGTCGGATCTAGAACAACACCGCTGCTCATCAATGGAATGTATGGGCAGTAGAATGCTGGAGCGTCAGCTTCTGAAGAACCCTTGTAACCAACCAATACTGGTGTAGTATCAGCAGCGTAAGAGTCAACAAACACACGCATAGAGCCGTTCAATGTACCAACAAACTTGGTGTTTGTAGGTGCTTCGAATGTGCCTTCTGTGGTACGAGCAAATGCACTAGTTGTAGCACTTTGCAGCACTGTCAAGGCAGCTGAACTAACAACAGCGTAGTTACCAGCGCCACGACGTGTACGTTGAGCGATCAAGTTAGCAACACGGTTAATCAAAACAGCCAATGCGGCGTGTTCGTCACCAACGAATGTAGCTGTACCTGAAACGGTAGCTTGGTTGTATGTGAACTCAGTAGATGCCAGTGAGCGCAGGCTCAACAGGATCTCTTGGTCAATTTCAGCTGTAATTTCTTGAGCCAGAGCGGCCATGATTTCAGCTTCGACGTCAATACCATGCATGGCTTGAGCGTCTTGAGCAGCTTCAAAAGTCCAACGAGCTTGCAATTTGCGAGTCTTGGCTTCAACAGCTTGCTTCAAGATCTGTACGGAAATCTGCTTACCGCCGTTGCCTTCCATGGTGGCTGTGTTGCCGCCAGTGTAGGATGTAGCTGTAGTAGTGTCCTTGGGTACAGTAGAATATGCTGTGGCAATAGTGAATGGGCTCAGTGCTTCTTGACCGGCTGTGACGCTGGTAGCGGCAGCACTAGAGTCAGTTAGGCCTTGGGCATAACGCACACGTAGAGTGTGGATCTGACCAACTGGTCCAGTCATTGGCTGAACGCCAACCAACTCGTTAGCAATAACGGTTGGCATTACACGACGGATCACTGGAAGAATAACACGGTTAAGTGTGGCGATGTTACCGCTACCGGTAGAACCAGCACTTGCGTTTTCTTTCAAATATCTACGAGTGTTTTCGAGAATAACACTCATGCTATTGCGCTTCGAGCCGTTCAAACCTTCGAGCAGAGCTTCTTTGGTCTCGCCCCAGCGACTTTCAAGTAGTTCTTGTGACATTAAAGTCTCCTATTTTTTTAAAATCACAGTCCTGCCAGGCGCTTGAGATCAATCACATTGCTGCGATCTTGTTCAGTAGCTGCTGTTTGGTTTGGAACTGTCTTATCACCAGTAACTTCGGTGACCGATTCTGCAATTACTTTACGGGTTTTTGCAGAGCGATCTTCTAATACGGCTGGTAGATACTTTTCAAAAGCTGACTTCAAACGAGTAGTTTGAACGCTTTCGAGCAAATTACGCATGACATCTTGCTTTTCCTTATTCAAGGGGGCTAGCAACATTTCCATTGTGCTTTCACGCTCATTGGATTCTTTGATCATACGCAGTTCGCGTTCTTTTGACTCAACGATAACTTTTGCTTTCTCGGTGAGTTGGATTGCTTCAGCAAGACGGTTGTCTTTGTGAGCAAGTAGTGTATGCAGTTTGCGAACTTCGGCGTTCTCATTGAGGTGAGTAGCACCAAATTCAGCTGCATACGCTTCAAAAATTCTACGACCAAAATTGTTCTCACGAGCAATCTTGATGTCTTCTTGAAGTTGTGTAAGTTCGGCCTTCAAATGACGGCTAACAGCTCGGCTCATCTTCTGGCTTGATTCTTTAATGAATCGAGCCTTGAGGCTTTCAAGTTTATCACGGGCTTCGCGGACCAAACGTACTTTGGTTTCCACCACGTCACGTTTGTCTTTGGCAAATTCTGTGATTTCCCTGGCAAGAGCACTGACCACAAAGCCTTCGAGTTTATCGAGACTTTCAGTGTGCATCTTGCGGTCTTTGCGCAGTTCGCTAATTTCTTCAGCCAATTTGGTCACCAAGAAGCTGTTAAACTTAGTGGCGCTTTCTTTCATTTTGACTTGGAACTTGACACGATCTTCGGCTAGTGCTTGCTTTTCAGCAGCAACTTGCTGTAGTTCGGACTGCAGACCTTCTGTTACCATCTTATCTAGGGCTTCAACCATGACTGACTTGTCATGCTCATAACGGTGTGCAAACTCTTCACGTAGTTCTGCACGAACTGATTCACGAGCCTCCATCAGTTTAGATTCCCAAGCTTCGTTGAGTTCTTTACTGACTTCTTCGTTGATCAGGCCGCTTTCGAGCAATGGTTTAATAGCATCAAACATGCCTGGTTCTCCTTAGATTTTGAGATCCTGGATCAAGCGTTTTACTTCTTGAGCCAAGTATCTCTGCACTTTGTCACTGTCGCCACTCCCGCGAGCCATCTCCATAATCTTGTGACCATGACGCATGTTCATGAGTCCTTCATAGATTGCCTGGGGATAAGCATTGGGTGCTGAGGGTTGAGCAACCACATCAATAGTGACTATTTCAAAGTCACTAACATGTCCTGTTCTGTCGTCTACGTTGCCTGAACCTCGGCTGGATACGCCTAGTTTCACGCCACTTTGCAACAGTGTCTTAATTAAATTACCCATTGGAGTAGGTAGAATCTTCAATTTACCGCAACCAGCATGTCCGTCCATCCACATGCCTTCTACAGAATGGCACACACGATCCAAGTTAATCTTGAGATCGTCTGGGTGGTCCACTTCACCTAGTACGGAGTTTCCGTCGCGGATCTGTTCGTTGATTGTTTCTACTGCTTTGAGAATTTCGTGGCGTGGATAGATGCGTTCATTTGCATTACGTTTATCGCCTTCAATGCAAATGCCTTTGAGGTA